CGACTTTCAGTGTTTCGCTCTCTGTGAGATCACGGTCGAGGATGACTCAGACCTGGACCTGCACGAGGTAGATGCCAAGCTGCTCAGCTTCCATGCCAGCGTGCTCGACGCGATGAAAGAGCAGACACACCGCACTGAGCTACTGCGCGCTGCGCACAAGCTGAGTTACAGCGGGCCGAAATGGCCCTGGCGTGCGCCGGAGTTCAAGGAACCAATCTATCAATTAGTTCCCATTCAATCCATGCGCTTCGATGACTTGAGCGATGCGCAGGAGATGATCGAATCCGCCGCCGTGCTTCAGCAGAAAGGCGTGGGCGTATGTGGATGACAGCCGAGCAAGCCTGCGCAAACTACGCTGCCGACCATGAAGCAGTCAGGCAGTGGACCACGATCATGAAGGCAAACCCTTGCACCCAATTCGAGAAGAACGAGCGAGAGATCGGGTGCGGCCTAAAGGAAAGCTCCGAATGTATCCCTCTCCACTGGTCAGATTACGGCATGGGAGACGGCCCTATGCTAAAAGAAGAGGATATGTGCTCCGGCTGCCAAGCGACTCTCGCAGCCTATCATTCCCGCAAAATTGCGCGCCAACGGTTAGGGGCATCGAAGAGCACCGTGCTGGCGGTAGGCAGGCGCATCAACGCAGAATCAGGGGGTGCGCGATGACGCAATACACTTCACCACACGACGAGCCATGGTTCTCTGATCCCGATCAGCCCTGGGGCGGTTCGCACAAGCGCATTGAGCGCGACCCGGACGAAGAGCGCGACCGGCGCATAGATGATGCGCTGACCGAGACGCCAAGCACACCCGAGCAGATCGCAGAACGGCGCGCATTTGTTGAGTGCCACTTTGCAAACTTTCCAGACTTTCAGCAGCGCCTAGCTATGCTAGGTGCGGAGGAATCAAAATGAAGGGCTATAAAGGATTCAACGCGAAACTGCAATGCACGCCAAGCGGCAAAGTTTTCCAATATGAGATTGGCACGACCTACACCGAACCAACCGCAAACCTTTGCGATAAAGGTTTTCACTTCTGCGAGAGTCCCCTGGATATTTTCAACTACTACAAACCTAATGACGGAAGCCGCTACACTGAAGTCGAAGCCGACGGCGTAACAGATCAAGAGAAAGAAGACAGCAAACGTGCTTGCACTTCTCTGACCATCGGAGCGGAAATCAAGATTACGGCATTGATTAAAGCGGCCATAAGGTTTGTATTTGATCGCGTCACTTCCACCACGGGCGACTCCGCGCACAGCGCCACCACGGGCGACTCCGCACACAGCGCCACCACGGGCGACTCCGCGCACAGCGCCACCACGGGCAACTCCGCGCACAGCGCCACCACGGGCGACTCCGCGCACAGCGCCACCACGGGCTACTTCGCACACAGCGCCACCACGGGCGACTCCGCACACAGCGCCACCACGGGCTACTCCGCGCACAGCACCACCACGGGCTACTTCGCGCACAGCGCCACCACGGGCAACTTCGCACACAGCGCCACCACGGGCGACTCCGCGCACAGCGCCACCACGGGCGACTCCGCACACAGCGCCACCACGGGCGACTCCGCGCACAGCGCCACCACGGGCAACTCCGCGCACAGCGCCACCACGGGCTACTCCGCGCACAGCGCCACCACGGGCGACTCCGCGCACAGCGCCACCACGGGCAACTCCGCGCACAGCGCCACCACGGGCAACTCCGCGCACAGCGCCACCACGGGCTACTCCGCGCACAGCGCCACCACGGGCTACTCCGCGGAGTCGAGCGTATCTGGAAAGAATGCTATCGCTGCCTCCCTGGGAGTTAAAGGAAAAGCGAAGGGAGTGAAAGGTGATTGGCTTGTTCTCGCTGAGTACCGCGATGATGGATCAATCAAGGCGATACGTGTCGCGCACATTGGTGGAAAGAAAATCAAGCCTGATACTTTCTACACGCTGAAGGATGGCAAGTTTACGGAGGCAGGACAGTGACAGATAGCGCAATCACCAAACAAGAACAAGCACCCATGGCTCCCATGCAAATGATTCAAGTGGCCTTTCAGAAGGCGCTTGAAGCTGGCGGAGCAGAGGCTCTAGCGGTCGCCGACCGTATCCTTGAGCAGATGGCCAAGCAGCGCGACTATGAAGACCGCGACGCCTTCAACGCAGCCTTGCGGCGTATGCAAGACAAGATCAAACCTATCATCAAGGACTGCGAAAACAAGCAGACGCACAGCCGTTACGCGTCCGCTGAAGCCATCGACAATATGATCGACAAGCTGATCGAAGATGAGGGCATGACGCTTTCCTTTGTGCCGAAAGCCTCTGACAAAGACAACGAATTTATCGTAGTCGGAGTTTTGAGCCTGGGGGCATACTCGAAAGAGTACCCGCTCCCGATTCCATGCGACGGCAAAGGCCCAAAGGGTGATGGCGTAATGTCGCGCGTTCAGGCCGTCGGCAGCGGCGTAACCTATGCCAAGCGATACATCAAAAACATGATCTTCAATCTGCGTTTCAAAGAGAAAGATGATGACGGCAACCGCGCAGGAGGCAAGCAGCCGGGCGTACTTGATGAGCGCGAACACCTGACGCACCTGGAAAACATCCGCAACGCGGGCAACGGCGAGGAACTGCGCAAGATGTACATGGCTGCGCAGAAGGCCGCAGATGCGATCGGCGATACCAAGAGCACAATCACCTTTGCGGACGCGAAGAACAAGCGCTACCGCGAACTGCAAGCTGAAGGGAGAATCTAAGTGAGACTGAACACCGAAGCACACGCGGCGGTCGAGGCTGAGCGCCAGCGGGTAGCGGCGCGGCAAAAAGAGGAACTCGAAGAGGCTGAGAAGCGCGCAAAGAATCGTGCACACCGGCTCAAGATCGACAATGAAGCCCTGGGCGCGATTGTTGCGCTCGACATCCCAATGGACCGCGCTCAAGACCTGCTCATTGCCATTGCAAAGGGCGCTGTGCCGCACGTAACCATCAGCTATTAAATTTGCGCGGGTGACTCCGACAACCTAGAGATAGGCTCTGAACACTCACGGATGAGACGGGGAACCCTCGGGGGATAGGGTGCCAGCAGCATTCCACCGGCCAACTAGGAGGCCGTAGCCAAAAGGTAACGGAAGCTGGCAGGGAGCGGAACGGCCCGCGCAGTAACCATCAAACACGGAGAGGAAGTATGCAGATTCTACGATTCGCGCAGCACGGCACAGACGGTAACGTGTCCGATGACTTTTTCCAAGCGCACCTAGGCCGCGCCACAGCGTCCAGTGCGTCGGCCATCATGAATTTCACGCAGAAGGGCGTCGAGGGTTCCAAGCGCGAACTCTACCGGCTGGAGAAGGTCGCGGAGATTCTAAGCGGCATCGCGGCGCAGGACCACTTTGTATCAGCGCCCATGAAGGCTGGTACGTTCTCTGAGCCAGCGGCCCGCACGGCCTACGAACTCGAAGAGGGCGTGATGGTCGAAGAGGTCGGCATGGTGGTGGGCGACAATGAGCGCACCGGCTGGAGCCCGGATGGCTTGGTAAACGACGCAGATGGTAATCTGGTCGGCGCTATCGAGTCGAAGTGCCCGCGCACAACCACGCACCTGCGAGCCCTCGATGCGGGCCAGATTCCAGAGGGCAATATGCCGCAACTGCTCTTCGCATTCATGTGCTGCCCGCCGCTGCAATGGATAGACTTCATTTCGCGTGACGGCGGCATGAGCAACGATCCCGCGATGTTCGGCCCGATCCTACCCAGGCGCTACGTGCAGTTCACCATCCGCCTGCACCGCGAGGAGTGCGAGGCGCAGATTGCCAAGATGCGCGAAGCAACGGACAAGTTCCTGGCGGACGTGGACGCGACCATTGAGCGCCTGAAACAGCGCGCGCCGGAGGTTGCCGAGCCGGAGCGCGTTGCGGAGGACTTTGGCGATATGGGAATATCGGACGCTGACATTGAGTGGGCGAAAGGTGGGTTTGAAGATGCAGCAGACAGCGCAGCAAGTTGAAACGTTCACCGGCGTCGTGGAGAACACCATCCCACACAAGGACATAGGTTGGGTGCGCACAGACACCGGCGAAACGCTCTTCTTTCACCGCAACTATGTGCGCAATCACAAACTGCCCGAGATCGGCCAGCGGGTCAAGGGTCGCATCGGTCGCGTGGAGCAAGAGGACAAGCAGGCAAGAGCTTTCAATGTGGAGGTGGTAAATGGGCACTAAAACTGGAATCGAATGGACCGACCACACGTTCAATCCGTGGATCGGCTGTACCAAGGTAAGCGCCGGATGCGCGAACTGCTATGCAAAGACCCGCGATGATCGGCACATGCTCGGACCTGTGAGCCATTGGGGACCAAGCGCGCCGCGACACGTCACCAGCGCAGCGAACTGGCGCGAACCAATCAGGTGGGCGAAGGCAGCGCGGGCAGCGGGAAGGCGCGATAAGGTCTTTTGCGCAAGCCAGGCCGATATATTTGAACTAGAAGCGCCGGTCGCCGCGCGGCAAGCCCTCTGGAGACTCATCGGCGATACCTGCGATGCGCTCGACTGGCAGCTTTTGACCAAGCGGCCGGAGAACATCCTCTCGGTGATGTGCGACGACAACTTGAATCTCGGATTCTTTGAGCTGACGCGCTGCTGGCTGGGCGTGAGCGTGGAGAATCAGGCCGCGGCGGATGAGCGCATTCCGCTGTTGCTACAGACGCCGGCGGCATTGCAGTTCATCTCGGCTGAGCCATTGCTGGGGCCTGTGAGTCTTCGCTGGAAAAACTCGACCGACTTTGATACACCACATCCGCGTCACAAAATGCCGGAACCAGATGAGTGCGGTAGGATTTGCACGGACGAATACGACGGCCTACGAGAGTTGGACTGGGTGATCTGTGGAGGCGAGAGCGGACCGAATGCGCGGCCGATGCTTCCCGAGTGGGCCGAGAGTCTGCGCGACCAATGCGAGGTGACCGGCACGGCCTTTTTCTTCAAGGGGTGGGGCGAATGGGCGCCTGGGGCTTGCGCCGGTCATCTGCCTACCCACACCGAGCGGACTGCAACTTGGTGGGATGGGCGCTGGCTTTACGATTCGCTGACTCCTCGTCAGAGCGAAGAGTTACACTGCGACGATGCGCCTGACCTGTACCGTCTCGGCAGGGAAGCCGCCGGTGCCATGCTCGACGGCCGCGAGTGGAAAGAGTTTCCGACGGTGCGCCCATGACGCTCAAGCAGATGGAGCAGGACTTTCACTTTCTGCGCGGCCAGGT